TTATGATAACGAAATTATGATAAAGAAATGTAATAAATGTAAGAGAGAAAAATCACTAAAGGAGTTTTCTAATGATAAAACTGCACCAGATGGTAAACACTATAAATGTAAATGTTGTAAAAAAGAATATAATAAGCAACATCGTATAGATAATCCAGAATATGAAAAGCAATATCGTATAGATAACCCAGATTATCACCCAGAATATAATAAAAGAACTAACAATTCAGAAGGTGTAGGTGTATACACTATTTATTTAGGTAAACAATGTTTATATGTAGGTGAAGGGCAAATTAAACAAAGGAAAGATAAACATTTAAAATATTTATATTGCCCTAAAAATAATAAATCAGCCGTTGCTAAATATCGTCTTGAACGCGATATAAATGGTAAGTTACTTGATTTTAACGTGTTACAGTTAGTAGACGATGAACCACATAGGAAAGAACTTGAAACGTATTATAGACGTGAACTTACGCCTCTACTTAATCCTTATCTTCCCATTGTTTTAGACAAATAACGAACCTTTGCTTACCATCGGGGAATTCTTTACGCATTACATTATCTGTAACGCATCTACTTAGGAAGTCGTCTTTTTGTTCTGTTGATTTAGGATTTGGTAAAGGCATATTCTTGTTTATTTGCTAAAATTGTTTTATCATTGAATATACCTTCTACTGAAAAGCCTTTTACTGCCCCTGTTTTGATATATTTGTCCCATACTTCTTCGTTGTTTACTTTATAAACACCAAACCAACTACCTTTAGGTAAATTGTATCCATATGAATTTGACTTATCGTTTTTCTCATCTGCTACTAACCACGATTCTACTAATGTTAAATCAGCTACTTTTCTATCTGGGTCATGTTCTATGTTTACAGAATCGATTAACTTGTTTTCCATTAATTTATATGATAATTTTTTAATACCTGCTGCATCGAAGAATACATAATAGCGTTCTCCTTCTTCATCATATCTAGGAATTAATTTGTCTGGAACCATAAGTGGTCCTGCTAATTCCATTTTATCACCAACAGCACTAAATTCAAATTGACCTTCAGGAATACCAGCATCTATTTCTGCTTGTGTTCTTGCTTTAGGACTAACTTGACTTGCCTGTTGAGCTCTAGGTCCACCTAATATTTCTTCTAATATAGGATTTTTAGTTGCTCTTTTATTGTCTGTGTCTTCTCGTTTAAAGAATTTTTGTTGCCATGAATGACGACAATTAAAACTGCCTTTATAAGTGAATATATCGTATGTGCTAAATTCTTCATTAGCACCAAATAATGACATTTTATTTATATCTTCTAATCTGTATAATAATTTTAAATCTAATACTTCTCTACAGAATGTTCTATTTTTTGAATCTCTAGGACCATTATATTTATATAACACTTTAAACATTGAAGTATCTTGTAATGAACCTTTATCTGGATTTGAATCACTACGTCTTACAGCAAATTCTGCGTATAAGCTGTTGTTAAATTCATCTTCACTAATTTCTAACCACGTGTCATCAGATAATGATTCCTGCGTTTTACCCACGGATTTTAAGTTAGTAAGTAATTGTTCTTTTTGGTCATCATCAAAATCTTCAAAGTGTTTTTCCATTTTTACTGGTTCACTTTCTTCAATTTTCTTAAGCATTTTATCAGTTGCTTCACTATGTGTTTTACAAGGCATATAAACTGTTTCACCACCAATTTCATGTTTATGACTTCCACCACATCCAATATTTCTAGCCATTACTAATGCTTGATTTTCATCTGCAAATACTGGTATACCATCTATATCTGCTTGATCAGCGAACCCCATTTTTTTATATAATCTATCTCTTTCAGCAGCGGTTTTAGTTTTATATTTCATTTCAGACATAATTACTTCTCTATTAGATTCTTCTAATAAACCTGCTTGTCGTAATTTCTTTTCTGCCCAAGGTAAAGCACTAGGTCCTCCCCATAATAGATAAGATATATAACCACATGCATTATAATCACTTCTCTTGATAGCTAAATCATAATTATCTCTTTGACGCAATAAAAACGCTCTCATACGTTTAATTGTTTGAATTGACACGTTTTCTCCGTTAGCTAACTGCGTTGCTCTTCGTTTACCGACAGCGGTGCCACATTTATTTTTTATCGCTTTATTACGTTTAATTCCTTGTTCTGCTGCTTTAATAGCTGATTGAGGAAAATCGTTATAAGTTTCTGCAAAGTTTTGTTTGTTAAAGAATTGGAAATCTAATTCGATAGCAGGCTCAGCTACAAGAGCGATTGCGTCTATACCTTCGAATATGTTATCTTCGTCAATGTCTAATTTAATTATCTTCATATTGTTATATTTTTAACCACCTATGGCTCTTCTTGTACTTAATTTTGCTTCTGCCTCTTGTGTTGATGTTATATCACCACTAACAACATAAGCTTGAACACTATTAGTTCCTACTTGAGTTTCAGGAGATACCCCTAAATCAAAATTGGGTGATGATGTAGGAGGTGCTGATGCTTGACCTGCTGATGCGTTTAATGATGGCATTCCTCCACCACCTTGCATTGGTTGAACTGAATTAATTGCTTTTATCGTTTTAAATCCTGTAGCTAATACTGTTGCTATACTTGCAACTCTAGCTATTGTAGCAAATGGTTCTGGTAATACTGATTCTGTACCTAATACTTCAGTAACACCTAAATAAGTGTTAATTAATGCTTGACCAGTAGCAAATGCTTTACCTGCTACACTTGCTTCACCTAATATACCTGCTATGGCTCCAAAAGTGTCGCCTACAACCATTAATTTTTGTTTCTCAATTAGCTCTTTATCTGCTAATTCTTGATCCTCAACTTCTTTTTTCTTTTTAGCTAATTCTACTGCATCTTCACCTTCTTTGATGTCTATTTCTCTCTGTGCTTCAGCTATTTTATTAGCATAGAATAATTTTAAAGCTGCTTTATCACTTTCTTCTGCATCTAATTCAGCAAGTTCTGTTTCACGTCTTACTAATTCTAATTCTAAACGTTCAACTTCATTTTGTACTCTTTCATCCTCCCTTTGTGTTTTTAAATCTTCTCTAAATTGAGCTAAGGCATCTTCTTTAGCTTTTACATCATCAATAACTTTTTGGTCATCAATTGCCTTTTGTGCATCAGCTTCTTTTTTAGCGTCATCACGTTTCTTTTTAGCTTCTGCAGAGGCTGCATTTATATCATCTTGTTTCTTTTTAAGTTGGGCTGCTTCAAATGCTGCTGCATTTGCTTCTGCATCCATTCTTTCTTGTGAACCTTCTTCAGTTAACTGAGTTAATAAACGCTGTTTTTCACGTTCTAATTCTACTGTTTCATCACCTGCTGCTTTACGAATTTTAAGTTCATTATCAATGTCTTTAACTCGTTGTTCAGATGCTTCTTTAGCTGCTTGTGCTGCTTTTTCTTCTGCTGTAGCTGTTAAACCTAATGCTTCACCTACTGCTGTAACCAATCCTTTAAAGAACTGGAATACTCTATTTACAGCTTCAAATTTATCTTTTAAACCAATTACTAATGCTATTAACGTTGTAATTGCTAGTATAGTTAAACCAATTGGATTCGCTGCTAATATAGCATTAAATGCACGTTGCACAAGGTTATATGCTTTTTGTGCAATACCTGCAACGTTTAAGTTTTTAGCTAATTTACCAAATCCCTCTGATAAATCCTTTATACCCATTCCAAACGCAATTGCATTAGTTGCTTGGGCAGTTAATTTTTCAAAATTTTCATTTTCAATACCTAATAATCCTAGACCACCTGTTAATGCAGCTACAGAACCAGCTACAACTTTAATTGCACCATCTGCTGTTTCTAGTTTTTTATCTAATGTAAATCCTTCTACTCCAGCTTGAGCACCTTTTAATTCTTGCTCTAGTTTCTGAATATTACCTGCTGCTGTATTAAATGCTTGACTACCAACACCAACGTCTTTAATCTCCTGATTTAACTCATTTAATTCGTTCTCAATGTCTTGGATAGTTCTAAGTGAATTTCCAGCATTTACATTAATGTTATAATCTATAGTCTGTGTTGCCATACTAATAAATATTTATTTAAACAAAGCTACCCTTGTTAATAATTTGTTTTTAAATCTTTCATGTCCATTCATATTGTTTATGTCTAATGACAAATAATGAGTTTTTAGCGCTTGATACGTTTTAATACGCATTACTAAACCATCGATGACAACTTTATTGTAATCTGGTAGTTGTTTGTTATACACGTCGATGTACACATCGTTATATTTTCCTAACCATCCTTGAGCATTAAATCTATTTGATGTATGTCTTTTATATCCGTCTAATTTTATATCATTATTTACAATTATATCTATTTCTTCCTTGTTGTAATCAGGAATAAGATCATGTAAATACAAAGCCAGACTTCCACATATAACGAATTCACCTATTGTTGCTTTTAAATGTTTAATTACTTCTCTCATTAACAATTACTTGTACACGTTCCACCTATTGAATATCCACCTGTTCCTGAAAAGTTAACTGTTCCGTTTTGTGCACAGAATGTTGTTGAAGCAAAATCTTCTACTCGTTCTAATCCTGTAGTTCCATCACAACATAAGAATGTTGCTTCTTGGTAATCACCTGAACTTGAACCAAAAATTGTATATGATATACAACCTGAAGGACTTGGTGTTGGAGTCGGTGTAGGTGTAGGAACTGGTGTTGGTGTAGGAGTAGGTGTTGGCGTTGGCGCTGGAGTTGGACTCGGTGTTGGTGCGGGCGTATCAACTACATTGTTAAATACTGGATATAGTTTAAGTAATTCAACTGTTACTACATCTGGTTCTTGTAAATTAAATCCTTTAATCTTGTTAATTCTATATGTTTGGTCTTTAATAGTTACTCTATCATTTAATCTTATATCCTTATATTCTTCAGGTGTAAAGTATAAATCCATAGTTACTTTTTTACCTTCATTCCAATATAATCCTGCTATGTAATTATTCCAATATGATAAATAAGCTGTTTCTGCTACTGCTGTACCAACTCCAAATGATGAATTATTTGCTACAAACGGAGTGTATGTGTTATCAAAATGTAAATTAAATGTATTTAGTAAATTACCTACTGCTGATAGATTACTTATTGTAGCATACCCTTCAGACCCACTATATGCGATAGCTCCTGCCCCAGGATTACCTATAAACATAGAACCATTAGCTGCTGATGTTAAAGGATTATCTGTTAATTTATAACCTATACGTGGTTTAAAGTTAAATGATTTTAGACCTGAATTATCGAATTTATATAAATGTGGTATGTAATTTTCTTCTACTGATAAATTATAAGTTGGGTTACCATCTGAATCAATTGACCCTGAAGCTAACATTGTACCCATAATTACAGGTGAAAAGAATGTTTTAATTTTTCTTTGTCCTTGAGGTATTGTACTATTTGATACTAATTGTACTGTACCAAATGGTAAGTTAGGTTGGTTATCTTCTGTAATAACACTAAATCTATCTTTATCACCACTATTACCTATAAATGTTTCTTTATTTTGTTCTGCTAATGGTGAAGTAACTGATATACGTTCTGCTGTATTAAATTTATCTGTCCAATTTATATCTCTACCTGATAACATCCATGTATCGAATGGTTCTACTGTAATTGATTTTGGTTGATTAGGAGTTGGAAAAGCAACCATGTTAAATTGCTCTAAAAATCCTTTAAATAAATCTAATGTTTTAGTATTACCATCAAATTGTTGTGCCATATCAACTTCAGCACCTTCATAAGATATAGGTGTTGATGTAATATTAAAAAATGTATTACCAGTTGTTCCTTTTATTTCAGCACTTGTAATATCTGTAGCACTCAAATTCTCTACATATAATATTAATTCTAAAGCATCACCTGCAGTTAAATTAGGAATATTAAATGCCCCAGTTTGTATTACAAATTGATTTCCATCTCCTGTTCCATAAAATCCACTTTGACCCGTACTATAATATGTTTGTGTTCCTCCAGCAGCAAATCTAACAAATATACCTGCTAAATATTGTGCTTTAAATACTGGCACATCAGCATAGAATTCCATTGAAAAATCTACTGAATAATTACCATTTAAAGGACAAACATATCTATAATTTGTAGGCCCTGTAAAGTTACTACTTGGGTCAAAACTAGATACTATTTCTGATGTTGTTTGTAATGGATTTGAACCACCTGGTCCTACTGTTCCTATTGCTTGATTACTTGTAGCTGAACCACTAAATTGTTCATTTGATGCACCTGCAGATGTAGGACCTAATGTATCTCTACTTTTAGCTAATACATAAACATTTTTAAATGCTTCAGATGATTGATTAGCAAATGAACTTGTATAAATAAATCCTGCTTGGTCTGCTATTACACCTAGTAATTCTGTACCTCTAATTGCAGGTAATAATTGTTGATATGCTAATGGTGTTCTTTGATTATCAATTGAACCTGATGTTGTTGCTATACCACTAAATTGTATGAATGGTAATGAACCACTTGGGTCTAAACTATAATATGCTTCCTCACCATCATTACCATAATCAACTAATGGATAATATACGGCACCTGATAAAGGTAAATCAGCATTATTTGCTGAACCACTCCATGAACCGGTTATGAATGCTACTGATAAGTTATGATCATAATCACTAAAATCAGCGTTTGCTATGAATTTACCATCTAATTCACTTGTGAATTGAATGGCTTGGTCTACTATTGTTACTTTGTAAGTTACATAACCATCTTCAGATGAGATTACTTCCTGTAATTGCATATTACCTGTTAATATCTCATCACCATCAAGTAATACTGCAGCACTCACAAAATCATATAATGCAGGAATGTCTAATGCTCCTATATCATATGCGTTATTAAAAAATGCATTATTCTTTTTAGTGCCTGGTAAATCAAATGTTTGAGAACCAACACCGAATAATACTCCAATTCTAGAGTTATCGAATGTAGATATATCTAAACGTAATGGTATTTCAGCATTTACATCTAAATCTGTTACTACATTATTATTTATTACTCTTAATACTAAATCTCTCATTATGTTCTACTTCTAGGTTTATTTGATAGTTCGTATTCTATTTCTACCTGATATATCTTTTGTCCTTTAATATTTGTTTTCCATCTAAAATTACTATTGGTAAGGTTTACAGGAATAAAATTATATCCTTGTTGAATAAATACACTTGGTGATGTAAATAATTCTTGGTAAAAATCTGCTACTGCAGTATAACCACCTACCATATTATTTTGTAAAGCTAGTGGTATTGGGTCAGTCGTGATTTTATAACGATAATTTTGATTCATATAGTATTGCTCGAATCCTCTGTTATACGCGTTATATGAACTGACTTGACTATTATAATCAGCGTTTACTGACATATACTCATTACGTTCTGTTATTACAGCGTTTTTATTTGTAGGTGTATTTAATCCTATAAAATCCCATACACCCCATTTATTAATAAAAGCAAAATTTGTTCGTGTTTGCCATTCACATGGTTCTTCTCTATAGAAAAACATTTCTGCTTCATCTCCACGTGTATTAATTCTTAAAGTGGTCCAATCACTAGACCCTGTACTAGGGTATAAATCTGGTATACTTGCTGGTCCTAAAGGGCAAGTTACAAATGGTATGTCTGCTCCTGAGCCGGTTTGAGTAATTAAAGGTGTTAAGGCATCTAATTCTGCTTTAGTCCAACTTTTAGCTATTATATCAAATCCCGCATCATTCTTTAATGCTACTACAATAGCAAGAGAGTACGATGGCTCTTCATCAACAGAACCTGATATATTATACCACGATGTAGTCATTAAATCATTTTGTGATATTGTTCTAGACCCATTTTTAACATCAAATAAAGTTGGAGTTTCCTTAACTACTTGAGGATAATTTGTTAAAAATAATTTTATATGGTCAGATGTCCCACCATAAGAAGGATTACTACCTGTAAAGTTAATTCTAGCATCTTGATAATTCCAATTCCATGAACTAAAGTTACCTTCTGGTAATGGTAATAATGTTGGAATATTTATTCTACTAAAATCATCTAATGTTGGGTATGCTGAATCTATAGTTCCTATATTTGACCCCGAAACATCATTTATAGTTACTTCCCATGCTTTAGTATTAGGATAACCTCCTACACCTACTACATTATCAGGAAATAAAGGATATGTTATTGACCTCATTCTATCTGATGATGCTGTATAATTGTTAGCTAAATAATAAGCATCGAATATTGGTGGGTTAAATGATGATGTTGGTATACCATTTACTCTACAACCATATACTACGCCTGTGCTACCTGTGAATGAATTAGATAATATTGTTTGTGGTCCTCCTACAGAACCTGTAACGTAGCCTGATTCATAAACCATTTGTTGATTACTCATATCATAAATTTCTAATGAGTATCTATGTGCTGATGATGATACACCAAAACTTATTATATCTAAATCGTATAATCCGTCGCTACCTGACCAACTAAATGAGCCACTACCTCCAAAGCTTCCTGTAAGATAAGCATTATTAACTCTTAAATTTACATCTACAAAGTTGCTACCTGTAGCTTCATAAACAAAGAAATTAAAACTACCTGTTTCTGAATTTGGGTATACTGGGGCTTGTGATGATGATAAAAATTGTTGTTCATTCCATGGTTCCCATACTGCTCGATTTAATACTAAATCTGAACCTGATACTGAAGGATTACCTGCCGAACCTTTACCATCGTATACTGTTACTGATGATGAAATGGATGTGCCATATTCTTCACCGAATGCTACTTTAAATTGTTTATATGATTTAATTGATGATGGACTACCTTTACCTATTGATGCTGTAGGATCAGTTATATAAAGTGTATCGTCTTCTTGCATTACTCCCCTACAAGGCACTGCTACATTGAATATAGCACCATCTGAATTATTTTGTCCTTGTCTTAATCTAGATACTAAGTTACCTGCATCGTCTAATACATCACACAAATATTTAAATTGTGGTTCTGCTGTATTTGATGATACTACACTATACATTAATTTTGTATATGCGGTATTCATTTGCGTTGGTTCTTGTCTTATAGTTATACTCATTATCTTCCTATGTTTACGTTAGACATTTCCCAAGATAAATCATATTGAAATAATTTTTGTGAGAATTTATTTGTTTTCCAAGTATATGAAGCATTTTTAATGTTTATAGGAGCAAATCCATTTGGTGCAGTTCTTATTCTTTGATAGAAGGAATTATTTGTTGCTGATAAATTTACTATTGCTTCATTTTGAATGAATACAGATGGTGATTCAATTAATTCACTTAACCAATTACTAGTTTCTGTATCCATATAATCAGTAGTTACTGAAAAATTGTCTATATATGTTGTATAATAATCATTTTTACCACGTGAATTAATGTTAAATACCGCGCCACTACTTGTATTCATAGTCTGCCATGGTAATTGTGGTTGCACGTAATTTTTACGTGATATTTTACTTGTTTTCTTTACTGGATTTAATACATTATAATAATCTAATACTCCATATGAATTTATAAAAGCGAATCTTGTTCTACCTTTTAGAATTTTATCAAATTGATCAACTGCATCTAATCTACTAATTAATTCTTGGTCATAAAATGAACAACTTGCTTGTGTAAATCCTATATTATAGTTACCACTAAATCCTTCAAATTCATATGTTATTCTACTCCAATCATCTTCAGAAACATAAACTGATGCTGAATATTGATTTATTATATTTGGAAAATTACTTGCTGATAAATTAGCGGGACCAATTCCAAAATGAGTTAATGGACCTAATGGTGATTGACTATCACCAAAACTAGTATCATTTTCATAAACTAATATATCATTTCTATTATATAATCTTGCATTTACAAACGCAAAACCATTATCAAAAGCATCTGTTATTGATGATATTGTTGCGTAATCGTAACTAAATAATTCACCTGTTAGATTATCCCAATTTCCATTAGTCCAAAAACTTGATTCTTGATATGCTGGATTATTTGTTAAAAATGGATTACCACTATCTTCGTTCCATTCACTATCAGGCCAATTATAAGTTAAATTGCTATACTCATTAACTGCAGGCACTAATAATATGTCATTATTACTTTCAAATGAAGCACTAAATGCAGGTGCACCTACTGCTCCTAATCCATTATAAGCTATTATACTACTTGATGGTGATGAAGAATATTCTTCCCCCATTACTACCCTAAAATAAGCAGCATTTGTATTACTATATTCACTACCCGTAGCATACATTGCGTTATCATACGTTAAATACGTTGAACACACGCGTGCTATGTCAATCATAGCAACTGATGCGCTTGGAAATGTTTTAATAGTAGTTACTGGCGCTGAACCACGTTGTGGAATATAAATTTCTGTTACTAACCTATATTGTGCCATACTCATAGATGGACTTGTTACAACAATAGGTAAGTTATTAGTTGTAGCATTTACTCTATCTGGTGATGATACTATTGATAAACTCATATTATGATATTGTTCCTCCAGCTGATACAGCTGCATCGTTTAAGTTAATTATTATATCTGCTTCTACACCTGCTGCTATTGCTTCGTTACCAAAATTTGCTGCTGCATTATTAATTGACTCCATTATAAATGGGTTTTTACGATATTGGTTTGGACCTCCGTTCATATGCTTATTCTTTGCTATATTTTTTGCTATTGCAAAGGCAAATTGTTCTGGTGTTTTAAATTTAGAAGGCACTGGTATATTTTTACGTCTAATCCATCTTTGAAGAGATGGTATATAACCAGCATAACTTCCTCCTTTACTTATACCTCTAGGTCTTATTCCTGTTTCCAACATTTGACCATACCACAACATATTGATTTGTAATATCTCTTGTTGGCCTGCTTCGTTTTTAATTATTTTTGCATTAAGGGAATTAGCTAAATCACCTGTATCAACAGATTTATTCTCAAACAATTGATTTTGCATTTCATCAATTATTCTATCTCCAAATTGTAGGAGTGCTTTATCTAAATTCTCTGTATTCATTATACTCGAGGGAAATTACAATAATCGTAAATACCTGATTCTGTATACTGAATTGTAGCTACAAAACCATATACTCTATCCATAAATGCTTCTAATGTAGGTGTAATACTCTGTATATCATATGATACACCATCTGCTTGATTATCACTTGGAGGTCCCCAATTCATGTAACCACCAAAATCATATAATACTTGTTCCATCTTAGACATTACGCCTTCAGGTGATTGATTACTTAATTTAGGAACATCTAAAGCATACAATTCGAATGATAATATTCTTAATCGTGTGTCTTGTGAGTATCCAGGTGATTGTAATGGTCTTAAGAAAACATAAGGATACTTTATATTTTGTGATGATGAATCTAAATAGTCAATACTACCAAAAGCAAATGAGTTTACATACTCATGAGCATCAGCAGTATCTCTAAATACTTGTACTACGCTTTCTAATGATGTCATTATTTATTAATTTTTATTTTTTTAACTACTACAACATCAGGGTCACCTGCTGCTATACACTCTTTAACTAATGATAACTGAACCATCATTTGAGCTGCTATTCTATTTGCATCAATACCGGCTTTATGTCTTGCCCATACTTGTTGCTTATCTGCTTTGTTACAATTACATGCCATAATTTATTATTTTAATCGTGTTCTGTTTTTACTTTTCGCCATTGCTTGTTTCTGCATTTGACGTTCTATTTCTGTATAATCCTTCTCTATCGCTAAATAATTTAAAACAAAGTTTATGTTTAACTTAGTGATACTAGTTTCTCCTGTGATATTGAGAATGCCTGTTTTGGAGAGTGAATATAATGTGCTAAACCATCCCCAATGGCTGCTAAAGCTTCCATTAGTTGATTCGTCGTCTTCTTTTTCACTTCCTCCATCTCCATCTTCCCCACTTGACTTGAAGAGCTGATTGAATTTATTGAGTAAAGCGAGGCGGTTCCTAAAAAAAAACTTAATGCTCCTAATGCAAATCCTGTAGGCAATTCTTTCATTGCCTCACCATCAACTACTCTATTATCATTGTTATACTCTTCTACAGTATACCATTTAAATACGTTATCAGTTTTCTTTTTCATTAATTGAACATTATGTTTTACCTTCCAAACTAACTTGTCAAACCTATGTGTTTTAATAGGTCGATATAATACCGCCATTATCTCATGAAGGTTAGCTTGTGGTTTTTTACATAATTGTTCTAAATCAATGAATTCACCTAATGACATTGTAGATAAATCTGTATACCCATAATCTATATCATTAATTTTTATAATAGGATAAAATTGGGATTTGATATCTAGTTTACTACTAAAATCACCTGCAACCTTACCCATATCGGCTACTGCCCATGTTTTAATTTCATCCTCAGGTATTTGAGTAAACACGTTTATTGTCTTTACCATTTTACCTATATCAGTTAAATGTTCCATATTAGTTAATTCTTGATACTTTGATATCGAGATAAACTCTGGTATTTCTATGCTGTATTTTTTCTTCATATGACGATAAATATTTTATTTAAAAAGGAAAGATATGTTATATTACTCCAAACGTTGGTTTATATTGTTTTTGAGCTGGACTTATATACATTTTATTTGATCTAATTTCATTACGGGCTTTATTTGCTAACATAAGTGCATCAACTATATCATCATGTAATCCATTTTGGTGTGTAAAACTCAATTTACCATTATTAGATAATTTGTAGGTATATAATGATAATTCTTTATAACATTGTGGCTCAAGTTCTTTAGTTGGTAATTCAATTATACCTGATTCTAAATCTGATATTAATGTTCTAACTATTGTTGTTTTACTATCTTGTGTTGTTGTAAATCCTCGTATTCTTCTATTTTTAGGTATAACTAAATCTCGCATCGCTGCTCCTATGCCATTTTCCTCTACGTAACCACCTTCGACTCTAAATCTAGTTAGTATGTCATTAAATCTATTTGCTATTGTATTTATGTTTTCACCTCGTAGTCTATCAATTAATAATACTCTACCTGCTTCATTCATTATACATAACACTGAATAATCATTACTTAAACCTGTATCTATACCAACGAAACATCTACTTACTTTATCTCCATTAACATACTGATTTACCACACACGCGTTATCTACTCCTCTAAATACCTCACTACCCGCATCGGTAAATTCAGCCATGTATTCTTGTCTGAATATATCATCGGGTAAACTTAAACGTTGTTCGGCTATGAATGATTGGTCTATATATGGGTTATCCGTTGACTGCCCGCGGAACGAAATGTATTCGTCATGGTTATCGAGACCTCTAAGGTAATACTTATAAAACCAATTTTTAGACTTAGGTGTAGATATAATTAAACATTTTTTACCTAATGCTGTTAACGTAGGTAGTATAGCTGTTTCAAATCCTCGTTCATTAACATAGGCTGCTTCATCAACAACCATATAATGGAATGAGAAACCCCTTACACTATCAGGACGTTCACTTGATAGAAATTGTACTGTAGAACCATTTAAGAATTTTAATGTTAATTCTGCTTTATTTGATGATTGAATAATTGATTGTGATGCGTCTGATAATTCTTGGAATACCTTCTTAGCTTGATTGTATATAGGTGATATCCAACATCCTTTTTGATTTGGTTTATGTAATAGCCAATATAATAATAGGTTTTGTCCTAATAATGATTTACCCCATTGACGTGAAGTAACTACTGTTCCAAATTTATGTGGTGAATCACTAAAGTTAGTTATTACCTGTTTTTGTCCTTTGTGAGGGGTAAATAATGTTATTTCCATCTAATATATCGTTTAATTCTTTATCGTTCTTCAATTCCAATTTAGCATTTAACATCAATTGTGCTTTCTCATATTCTTCTGTACCAACGAACTCGTGTTCCATTTCGTCAAATACTTCAAATAATGTTTCGTAAAAATCGTTATATGTCAGTTGTTGATTCTTCAATGTCGCCCCAATTTAATTTATAGTTATTCTGAATATTTACTTGTGTTTGTGGTTGTTCTAAACCTCTCCATTTACCCATTATCTCAATTACTTTACTTTCGTTATAATTTGATTTATTAATAGTATTAATTAAGTTATTTAGTATAGGAATAATAGTTTGTATTTGGTCAGGATTATTAGTTAACTCGTCTTGTAATGTCTTAATAAACGATAAGGACATTTTTTTAGTGTTTTGATTATCCTTTTTAATTTGTAATATACCATCAACAGCTTCTTTATAAACAACGTCTAATTGTGCTTCAATAGCAGACAAATATGCTTTACGTTCTTCTTCCTTTGATTTTTTTATTATTTCACCTGCTTTAGCAAAGTCGGCATTTGCTTGACCTTGGGATAAATTATATTCTTCATCATATATTGTAATCCATTTTTTTAATGATGTATTAGGTGTTTGTCTGTATTCAATACAACGTGCAATACGAGCATTGTAATCAGCATCACTATTTTTTCTACCTTCCATCTGTATATTGTTTTATGGCGTTATATACTAAATCAGCTTCCTCGCCATCATATTGACTTTGCCATTTCTTATAATCGTTATATTTTGCCTCATCATAAAATACTATTATAACCATTTTATCAGCTGGGTCATAATCTAATTCTAAGTCTATCTCTTCACCTTCAAATGGTTCATCGTCGTTATCTTTAGTTTTTGTTTTAGTCATGTTTTTAAATAACACAGCTAATTCCTCATCATCAAATCCCCAGTTATCTAATTCGTTTTTAGTAAAATGTTCAGCCAATGATTCTAAATCCCATTCGCCGGTATTTCTATTTAACCTAATGTTTAACTCGCGTTCTTGTTCTTCAGTTAAATTAAGATACACTACAGGGACTTCAGTATAACCCATTTCGTGAGCTACTTTTAAACGTTGATGTCCGCCAATCAATATGTTATTACGATTAGGATTATTGTTAACTACTAATGGATTAACAAACCCAAATGTAGATATTGATTTCTTTATATTATCCTTTTGTTCATCAGTTAATATCCTTGGATTGTATTCTGCTGGATTTAATGATGTAATTGGTATGTTTTTTATTTCCATGGTAATACTATTTTTTTATTTAGTAATTCGTTTTTATAGTTATTTCTCCATTTAACATAATTGGATACTACTTCAGTATTCACGTCACCTTCGTTAGTATTTATTTCTGCTGCCTTATGATAGTTTTGTTTAAATTGTAATATACTAGGTAATTTGACTAAGTTAAAATCTGGTAATGCAAATAATATTTCTTGTAATTCTGTAGCATATGCATCTGATAAATGTAAGTCTATTCTATCGTGTTTAAAGTATAATTGTGATAGTTGTTTTTTGACTTTTAATGCCCAACGTTGTTTTGATTC